GTACGAGCGAAAAACCACACGGGACTCCAGAGATTCTACCTTTCGGGTACAAAAGTACCATTTTTCATTTTTTCAAAAAAATTATCGACCGGCTAACGCCGGATAGAATAACGCTTTGTCGCTTCGCTCCCGTTTTACGCTTCGCTTTTCGCTTACGCAATCTCGACTACCGCCTTATACGCTGCCACGCTTTGAGCCTTGACGATTTGGCGG